CTGTTTGGCTAGAACCTAACTCAATACCATACCCTGTGCTAGTATGAAACTCTGCTATCTTACCATCTGCATCTCCTCGCCTTACATCTAAAACGGCTGTTGGAGAGGCAGTACCTATACCAACACTTCCATCAGAATGTACTCGCATCTTCTCTGACCCTGCAATATTTACCTTCACAACATCATTCGTACTCAAGTCCAACCCTGAGTCCTGATCGCCAGTTTTATTTACAATATTATCTACTTGTAAATTTGTTGCTTGTATTATTCCACTCATATTTCACCTATTAATTCACAAGTAACTTGATTGTATTCATAACTTGCATTTGAAGGAGTTGTACCATACCAAGTATTTGAACTACTATGTAAACAAACAGCAAAGTAGTCTGACGTAGTTAATTCCACTAATGTTGTAGCCGCAAGTCTAGTAAAATCATTATTAGCTCCATCCCAGTAATCGTATGTATTTACTTGGTAATTTGAAGAACCATTTGTAAGGCCAGCCGTGCTTCCTGTAGTGTTCTTCATCACACCCGTATACAGTGTTCCAGAATTAGAAGTCTGACTGTTAAGTAAAAATTGATAAGACACTCTGTATACACCATTAACAGGAGCATATATTCTACCATCTGTTGTTATATCAGATTCAGTAAAACCATAATTAAATCTAATAGTATTAAAAATTACTGAGTTTCCATTTCCACCGCCATCTGTCCAGTGACTTCCAGGATGTTTTATAGCTTTGAAACAATAAGGCTTAATAGCAACAGAATGTCTACCAGAAGTCTTTGGCTCTATTTGGTCAACGTATAATTTAGACAATTGTAAGCTCCCCATTCACGATTAGAGTTTTATTTGCGGAAATCGTAATTGAACCAGCAATCATGGCTCTTTCTGTTGAAGCTATCGTCACATTGTTGTCGATTGTGGCACTGTTAATGATGATGCCTTCCTTGTAGAAATTGCTACTTAATTTGTCAGACGTAATCGTTCCGTTGGAGACTGTGCCAACATCCATTACGTCTCCCATAGCGACTATGTAGTCGATAGAGCTACTCGCAGGGACAGCCTCACTAAAGGAGATCGTATTCCCAGACACAGTAAACGCTGAGTTTGGTGCTTGCGTTACTCCGTCCACAGACACGATTAGTCTCTCTGCTTGCCCAGCATCATAAGCCGTTCCACCTTTAGTGAGTGAATATGCTGTCGATCCGTCTGCCGTTATACTATCGAGGCTGACAAAAGATCCGCTTACTAATTCTTTGCCAATGTAGGGCATTAATCTGCCTCCTTGATTGTTAGCTTTTTGTCTGCAACTTGTCGCATGATTTCGTCATAGTGGCGATTACCCTCTGCAATAGGTATAGAACAAACTACTCCATCTATAGTCGCTTGAATTGCTTTTGCTTTAGCTCCCCAATCAGATGTTGATTCTTTATATTGTGCATCTTTAATTTCCATAATTATAACTCCGCATCAAAAGTCATTATACTATTATCATACATAAAGGCGATACCTCCATATCCATTAGTAGGGTCAAAAGAAAGACTGCCAAAATAAAAACTTACTTTTCCATTTTTTTCTGTGTTTAAATGCACTGGTGAAGCTGACTCATCAATACCTCCATTTAATCTAATACCCATACCTGTTCCAGAAGGTATACTAATAGTTGTTGCTTTCCCTCTTAATGGTGTTACTAATGGCACAGTAACAAAGGCTTGATTAGTTCCCCAACGAGAACAGGCAAAATTAGCGTATGCATTTGTTTGACCAGCAAACTCGTCATTGATTACTTGATAATACCTGTGACACTTGGCTAATGTCTCTGCAAAACTTTCGTGAGGAAAAGATTTGCCATCATTGCCAGAAATAGATTTCGAGCCTACATTTAGGCACACTCCTGTAATGTAAAAAGTATTAGAAGTGCTGTCCATCCAGTTTACTTGGTTATTAGTTGCGAATTGACTTCCAGTATGCCATGTATTGTCTGTTGCTCCTGTATATGTACTCCCATGTCCAAGCGACCAGAATACCCTAAAACCTTGACCATTATCGTTTGCTATTGCACCTGATCCTCCTTTAATATTACTGTCAGGAAGTATGGTTACTGTTTTGTATTCCCAAGTATTAGCAGAATTAATAGTATATTCTTTTACATATCGGTATAATGTACTGTCAGGTTTTTCAATAGCATTACAATACGTTCCTGTCTTATTTGATTTAACCCAAAAAGATAATGTTATAGGTTTAGCATCAGAAGAACCATAATCTAAACTTTGTAAGTTTTGAGCTTCAATAATTTGAGCAAATGCCGCATAAGTACCTGCGGCTAAACTTGTATCTGCTGTAGTACAAGCTAATTTTAAAGAATTAGAAAACCCTTCTGGGCTATCTGTACTTTGCTCAGATGTAAAAGCTCCATCATTACCATCCCATGTTTTCCATCTATCTATTGTATTATAAGTACCATTCCCTGATGCAGTTGCACTAGTGGCTCTCTGAGCGACAGTCATATTTCCATTAATTATAAAATTAACTGGATTAGGTTGCTCAAAACTTGCTGGAAGTAATCTTGATAATGCCATTTATTTACCCTCCAATGCTTTTACTTTAGTCTCAAGAGTTTCAATCCTAATCATTGCTTCTTGGAGAGCCTTAATAGCTTTCATATAGAGTACAGAGTATTTCACAGACTTCCATTTTTCTTCTGACTCATTGTCTATGTCTACGAGTTTATCCATTCCTGATGCTTCTAGCTCTTGAGCTACTACACCTATCTGCTCCCAAGCCTTATCCTTGTACTGAGCAACATCATCTTTCTTTTTATATTTACGAACCTTTACAGCTTTAATATCATCCCATTGACTACTTGCGTCAGAAATATCTTGTTTAATTCTTTCGTCAGAAATAGAACCATAAGAGTTATCGTGGTTTCTTAATGAGCCATTAAGGTCAATAACCATCCTAGTAGCTGTACTATCATCACACTTTAAGAAATGTCCACCTGTACTGTCTTTTGAATAGCTTGGAGTATCCATAAGCATAAGCTCTGGCGTACCACTTGCACCATTATTATTAATAGTCATAGCAAGACCACTTGTAGCTGTAGCATTAAAAGTAGAACTACCATTACCATCTATGTTTACTCTTAATCCGCTATTTGTGTAATCATAAATTGCAAGATGTCCATTAGATGAACCTACTGCATCACCTATCCTCCAGTGTGAACCTGCCGTAGATTGAATAGCTATATTTGCTCCTGAACCATCTTTTACATGGAGGGCTGAAGTAGGTGTTGTTTCTCCTATGCCAACCTTGCCGTCAGAATGTACTCGCATCTTCTCCGATCCAGCGATCTTTACCTTCACAATATCATTTGTTGCAAGGTCAATTCCACTATCCCCATCAGTTGTCTTGCCATAGAGTGTATCGGCTTGAATATTCGTAGCTAACTTAGCACTTGTTACACTCCCATCAGGAGGTGTTGCCGATTGGATGGCACGAGATCGGAACAGGACGTAGCAATCGTCAGAGCTAGAGATTGATTCCGTCAAGGTCAGGGCAGTGCCAGACGCAGAATATGCTGTGGTAGGTTCTTGGTGGACATGGTTTATATATAGGTCAATGTCCTTCTCGTTATTGACTGCATGGGACAGAGTATACGAAGTTGTGCCAGACCCAGTAATGTCTTGCTTTTCAAAGCTCGTGAAATTGTTTGTGGGTTTGTTTCCTAAAAATGGCATTAAGTAATCTCCATCACACCCATGACAACATCAAGGCTGTTTGCCACGCTTGACTTAATAAATATTTCGTCTGTTGCTTCGAGTATATATTTTTGACCTGCGAGTACTTCGAGCGTTGAGCCAGCAGGTATTTCAACATCATTTAGGAGCATTCGGTGATTTGCATTACTGCTTCCGTCTGTGCCTCCGTCTCGCAAATACGCACTTATGGTAATCGTTCCTGTTGTTCTATTACAGAGAGATACGGCTAGTATTACAGTTGTTGTCGATGTTGGTGTTCCATAGACTTCGGTATATCCTGTACCTATCTTTTGAGCACTTGCGTTCTTAAATGTATTTGCCATTCTTTACTCCTGACTATCCAAGGGCGATTGCATTAGCCACACTTTCGTCTACGGTTGCTACTGCTGATGAATTAATTTTTACTGTTTTATTAAAGTTCCAAGTGTCGTCTGCATTAGCGTAAGTAAGCGTTGCACTTGCTCCTGCTACTGTCAGACCTGCACCATTTGCGGCGGCGGCATTACCAGCCCCATTAGCCACAGTTATATTAAGGTCTGCTACACTCATGGTCGTGCTGTTGACGGTGGTCTGTGTTCCGTCTACCTGTAAGTCTCCAGCGATAACTACCTTTCCTGTATTGTCACCAAGTGCGGCAGGGTCAATCGTAAAAACTGCTGGCCCTTGGAGATGTCCGAGAACTTTCCAGTTTCCCTGACTGACACCTGAAGCAAAGTCTGGCGTAGCAGATTGACCGCTTAAATATGTCTCTACTCTTGTGTCTGTGTAGTACTTGTTGTTGCTTCCCTCTGATAGAGCGTCTGAGTTTTCGCCAGCAATAAAGTTTACCCAAGCAGAGCCATTGTAAACTTTCATCTTATCATTGCCTGTGTCGTACCAGAGATCACCTTCCGTTGGGGAGGCTGGAGCAGAACCTGCTATCGCATAGGTATTTGCGAAGCTATTTACATTTGTGATGTTTGTGGCAACTGTTGCCATGTTTGTAACATTTGTAGATGTGCCGAGAAGCCCCATCGCTGTCACATTCGCTGATGTGCCAAGTACGTTTGCGTCCGTTATAAAATCTGCCGTTACAAGATTCATGTCCGTTACAAAATCTGCTGTAACGTGACTCATGTCTGTAACAAAGTCAGAAGTCACTAAGTTCATATCTGAAATAAAATCGGGAGTTACTAGGTTTAGATCTGTAATAAAGTCAGAAGTGACTAGATTCATATCTGTAATGAAATCAGAAGTGACTAAGTTCATTTTGGTAACAAAGCCAGCATCTATTAAATTTAAGTCAGTTATGAAATCTGACGTTACGAGGTTCATGTCTGTTATGAAGTCAGCAGTTACAAGGTTCAGGTCTGTGATAAAGTCCGAGGTAATTAAGTTAAGGTCTGAGACAAAGTCTGCCGTTATTAATGATGCCTTCCCAGCTACGGTTGTTATGTGAGAATTTATGCCAGCTATTGTAGAAATGTTGTTGGTCGGATTTATTTGCCCAGCAACGGTGTCAATATTATTAATTCCACCTGCCGCAATGTTGATGTTGGAAATCCCAGACGCTACTGTGGCTACGTCTGCCTGTGTCGCCCAGTGTTTTGCCGAATAGTTCGTTCCGTCTACAGTTGAACCCGTGAGTTGAGCCCAGTCCTTCGCTGAACCCCCAAGGGTTGAACCAGTCATGCTTGCACCTTGCGACCAAGCCTTTGCAGATCTGTCGTTGGTAGATGCACCGTTCACTTGGTCTGCGTCTTGAGCCCATGATTTTGCCGAGCCTCCTGTGCTTGCTTGCGTTCCTTGTGCGTATTCTTTTGCTGAGTAATCTGAACCTGATACAGCCGCACTTGTCTTGGTTGCCCAATCCTGTGCTCCAGAAACGTCTATAAGTTTGTATGTGTTGGAAGAAGATATGAACGCAGACTCCGATCCGAATGTCTGTGCGGAAGAAAGCCCATGAACTATATATCCGTCGCCACCTGTTACAGTAACTATATCAAAGTTATTGTAGGTTGTTGAGGTGGAGAAAGCACCTTCTATACTAAAGAATGTAGTTACGTCTGCCCAGCCAGCAGAGGAAGTTGCGAATTGCCCGACACGAACCTGTATCTTGTCGTCTGTGGCATTGAAACGAAATTCAAAGTTGTCTGACTTGAATACGCCAGTAGAAGAATCGAAGAGGTCATCTATAAGATCCGAGAGTTGACGGTTGCCTACTTCTACTGCTTCTAGGTATGTATCGAGGTTATGTGTTCCTGTCTTCGAAGATACAAATTGTATCTGTTCGCCTTTGGGAGTTGTAACAGCCATTATTCGTAATACCCCATGTCTTTCATTAGCCTGATTAACTTTGCCTTAGTGAGGGCGTACTTGTCGTCCGAATTGGCAACATTCTGTATGGCCTCTAAACTGGCTACACGACTTTCGATACTAGCGATTTCTTTTGAGAACTTACGCAGTTCTCCTCGTATATCTTCCTTGAAGACACTTAGTTCTCCATGCAGTACTCTTTCAACCTCTTCGACATAGTCTCTGACCTTTACCTCTACTGTTGCGGCTAATGCTTCTTTCTTGTCCATTATCGCCTCGCTTGTTTCATTGGGACTAAGTTACCCTTCTGGACTTGGTTTTGAATATCTTGTTGGGACTGTACGTTTGCCCCTCTCATCTTCTCCATCATAGAAATCTGCTGAGATGGTGAAGCTCCTTTGGCTTGGAGTTCCTGTTCACTAATTCTAAACCTGTCCATGTCTGTTATGCCCATAGCTCGTATGGCTTCTTCTGCGATCTGACCTGCGTCGTATTCCATATTGAGGCCAGTCTGTTGCATGATCTGGAGCATGTTCATCCAAGTCTCTGCGTTTCGTGTAGGTTCGAGTGGAAGAGTTCCGTCGATGACTAAATAGTCAATGTCGCCTTGCAGGTCTTTGGATACTTCATAATCGAGATAGCCGTCATCTACTACAGATGATAATTGAGTGGGCATATTGGTCGGATCTATTTTGATAGATCCTTCCATAGAAAGTGCATCCTGAATATTGTTGACCATCATGCGTACCATTGGTCGTATGGTTGTGGCAGACATTACACGGCTGATAACGCCCAGACGCTGTGATCCGAGTTGTGTCAGACGCTGAATTTCCGTCGCCGTCCGTATCCCGTCTGAGGTTGGCATACCTTGTTGTGCGTCTGAAGCGGCAGACACACGCTGTTTTAATTCGCCCATTGCCGCAATATCGTTGAAGTGTCCTCGTGTTACGTCTGGCACTTGAGCAATAAAGACACCATCCCCAGGCTTTGTTCCAGGGAGTGTACGCACGACACCCCAAGGATTCCTGTCTATGAGGTCTGGGACAGACACCTGTGTCGGGTCAACAAAGATTAAATTGTTGAGTGCGGCAGACACGTTGTCTATCCGAGAACGTAGAAGATAAGTTGCAATATCGTGCATAGGAAGCAAGAGGTCATACAAAGATTGCCCGTATGTTTTGTGGGTATCTTGGTACAGACCGCCAATGGCGATTGGGAATTGTTGCCCGTATGGATTGAGTTGCATACGAATAACTACGTTCTCGTCTAGGATTGTAAGAACAAGATAGATCTGTTCTATTGAAGGTATACCTATTTCATGGCCTGACAGACGTACCCAAGTCTCGTCAACAACACGAGCATCTCCGAGAGTGAAGTATGAATGGTCATTCCTCTCTCGCTGATTTGGTTGGGCAGGGTCTATCGAAAGTCCTCTTCCCTCCTCCTTGTGCCAGTGGTGAGCGTTCCATGCGTTCTTTGGAGGTGTAAGTTTGTGGCGAAGAGCAGGGAACTGCTTCAACTTGGGATATAGGCCAGAGTAGAGGAGGGAATTAAAGCTGACGTAGTCAGAGAAAACTATGTATTGCATGTTGTCCCAGTCACCCCAGTTGACACGGGGATCGGGGAATACTCTGCGTGGATCAAAGTTTACTATTTTATTCTGGTTAGCTTTTGCGTCCCATACAATTTTTGTTGGGGCAAAGCCGTAACGGATTGAGTCGAGAAGCATCTGGGCAAGACGAGCTTCACCTGCTGTTCTTCTCATCTGCTGATGGAGTACTCGCTCCAGTATCATTGATGACTGACGGGATTTACGGTTCATACCCTCAAGCTGGAACATTGGATTACGTCCAGAGAGTGCCGCCATCATGTATGTAAGTACTGTGTCTGCGATTGCACGAGTGTCTGCTATGACTGCCTTTTCTCTATATTCTGTAGCTTCAGGAGGGACATAAACATCATGGGCTCTGTCTGCTTCCTTCCAATGGTCATAGCGTTTTGAAATTTTGTGGTATGACATATCCATCATGGACTTAACGTAGTCTACGATCTTACGTTCCTGTTCCTCTGTCAGGAGGGAGGAGATGTCTTCGTAAGCTACTAACTTCTCTGCGTGTTCCGAAAGGTCGCAGATCATTCCCTCATTCGGGCCAGATTGATAGTTAGCAGATCTATAATTTTGTGTTGCAGAAGATTGTGCCATAGTTTTTTTTACCTCTTATATATTATGCTGTCGTCCTATAGAGTTCCCCACCCTGCCCATTTCGGTAATGTTTTGCTCACACGGAGCTTGAGAGATTTACCGAAAGAAGATTCAAAGTCGCTTGTATTATTTAAAGACTGGGCCACATCGCCCTGAAGATCCCATGCGTCTACTGAGATTGATGTCCTTGAGAGGACATCAAGAGTTATTGAAAGTGCATCTACTTGGTCGTCGTGGTTTCCATTGGGGAATGTTACCGCTTCGTCTACGAAGCTATCGAGCCAAGGGGATACTTGAGGTAGGAAGACACGACCTCCTTCTATGAGGGGAAGTATAGAGTTTACTCTGGCTACCTTATCGTTGACTACCTTATAGGGGATTACGGACATGCCAGACTCACGCTTGAGTTCTTGGAGGATTGACTGACCAGATGCTTTGTCTTCTATGTACATCGCACGAAGACCTTTTCCACGCCACTTACTGTTCAAACGGATCAGGCGTTGTTTCAATTCTGGGAAGTCGTACTTCCCTCGCATAATGTCTACGATATAAATGTCGCCGTTCCTGTCTATGCCAGCAGTTATTGCTACGGAGTAGTCGGCTGTTTCTGTTTTCTTGAATGCTGTGTCCACCCCGATTACGAGGGTTTGAAAGTTTTCTGGGGAAAGATCTTCTGGGTATGACTGCCACCAATCTGATTTAATTATATTACCGCCCTCGATGTAGGGCTGTTGCTGATAGAGAGATGCGAACTCTCGTGGGTTCAAGCGTTCCCGTCTGTGTAGTTCTTCTAGGGAGAAACGGTCAGGCCACAGGGCTATTGTTTCTTCTTCCTTGATGTAGCGTTTGGACGGATTGTTTGGAAGATCGCCAGCCTTGATATACATGGGGTGATCTTCTGGTAGGTGTCGTCTGCTAATCTTTTTACCCGATAATGTTTTCTTGATTGCAGGGAAGTTAACGTGCGTCCAGCGTCCTTCTTCCCAGTCGTCACTATCTATAAGGCGACCTGCAAGGTCGTCTGGATGCCAGCGAGTTAGGATTACTATTTGCTTTGGGGGTGTTCGGTCTGTCTCTGGCTGGAGACGTGTGGCTAGTGCTGATGTGTAGTAGTTCCAAGTCTTGTTGCGTTGGGTCATACTCTCTGCATCTTCTCTTGACTTGATGGGATCGTCTACGAGGAGCAGGTTGGCTGGGCGACCAGACGTTGTACCCCCGATACCGACTGCGAAGTATGCACCTCCGTTCTCTGTACGCCAGACATCAGCCGCACGGCTGTCTTGCGAGAGATTAAAGTCTGGAAAGGCTTGGTGAATGGGCTTGGCTTCCACGACTGTCCGTACCTGCCGTCCAAAGTCTGTGGCGAGTTGGGAGTTATAGGAGCAAGACATAATATATCGCTCTGGATTGCGAGCCATGAAGTAGGCAGGGAAAAGAACCGTGCCGAATGTAGACTTTGCGTGTCTGGGTGGCATGGTAATGAGGAGATTGTTCGTACCGAGCGTACCTTTCTCCAGTTTATCTAGGGCATCTATTAATTCTAGCTGGAAATCTGCAAGTTCCCACTCAGGATAGTTAATTTTCACGAAGCCAAGGAAGTTTTCTTGGGCATCTCGTAATTTTAGTAGGTATTTTGCGGCCTCACGTTGGGTATTAGCCGCCATTCTTTGTCTTTCGGTACATTTCTCGTGCCATTGCTATGTCAAAACGTGCAGTGGGGTTAAGGATTGTCTCAGACATGATGCCCATTAGGTGATCTTTGATAGCATCTGCACGTTTTTCTGCTGGAACTACGGAAAGATCTAGCTTTTTCATGGCATAACCGAAGTCTTCTACGCCAATCTTGGAAAGATGTGCCTCTTTCTGGGGGTTATTCACTCTCATCTGGGTTCTCCTTTACATCTATTGCGTCAATACCAGAGGCAATGCGTTCTAATTCCTCACGGGACATGTCTATTACGTCCTTATTGTTGTGTTCGTGCTGGACATAGCTGGCATTCAGGTCTGGAACTACCTTATTAAGTAATATACCGAAGACACGAGCTTGGGTTGGCGACCAATCCGTGCCACCCATTACTACTTCATTGGCTATATCTATTTGATTACGCACGAAGCCAGCAATCTGGCCTCTGATCTGGGAAGATTGCATGGGTGTTAACTCATGTCTGGTAGCTAAAGCGGATACTTTTTTCATTTCCTCTAACTCTCTTTGCTTTTTTCTTTTGGCTGGAGCGTTTCGCCTACATTCTAGGCTACAATTCTTGACCCAGTCGTCCTTACTGGCTTTGACATAGAACTCCTTGCCACATGTTTCGCATTCTTTATATACACCTCGACGTTTCAAAATTTGCTCCGATTAGTTTTGGGGGTGGGGGAGGTGACACTTGGAAAACGTGAACGGCGGGAAGGGGTGTACGCCCCCCGTAGGCGATAAGGGAACTTGATGGGTTGGAAATTTCGGTTTCCTTTTTCATCAATCAGCCAAACGGAGGAACGCATGGCTTTTACAACAAACGGCAAATCAATCAAGGACATCATGGACGCATTTAACGCTGGCGAGGTCGAATTCGAGACAGTCTACTCGACATTCGAGACAAGGCGTGATCGTGAGGGCAAATCTGAGGGCTGGGTCGCTCGCTACACAAGGGCGATTGACGCTCTGGACAAAGGTGCAGACGGCTCTGAGGTTGTCGCAATGGCTTTCGCAAAGGCAGACAAGCCAAAGGCGAAGGCGAAGGCAAAAGCACCTGCGAAAGCACCTGCGAAAGCACCTGCGAAAGCACTGAACGCCCTTTTGGCAAATGCGAACGAAGAAACTCGTGTGGCTGTGATGGCTTTGCTGAAATTGGCGAGATAATAACCCCCAAATGCGAGGAGGGAGAGATCCTTCCTCGCTTTTTTTTGTGATGAGACAGTCGGTTTGGCTGTCTTTTCCCAAGAAAAACGACAACGACTTGACACCACAACGACTAAGCCGTTGTTTTCGTTGAGTTTGTACTTCCTTCGGAAGGAAGTGTTCTTGGGTTTTGGCTTCTCGGACGTTTTGAAAACCTCTCTGCGAGGCCAAGAACAATGGGTTAGCACCTAACATATCAACCACTTAACCAAAACGACAAAAATCTGTCGTCCCATCTATACAAGGAGGAAAACATCACTTGGAATAGTACACTGCCAACGAAGTTCGTTGGCATATCAGGCTCTGTTCGCCATCAAATGCCAGAAACAGAAATGTATCGCTGGTCAGGGAAAAACATACGCAACAATTCGGTCTGACGAGTAACAATGACCTTGAGAAAAGGTACTAGAGACTCGTACAGAACCTAATGTGCAATAGCAATTAGCTACATTCCCTAAAAGCTGTAACACAGCGTTGCGAGAGCAACGGAAACATCTAACCACTCTCTGTTAATGAAACTCACGAGGTCAGACAATGCGTCTGGCCTCATTTTTTTGGAGGTCACATGAACATTCAACATGACAATCACATAGTTGCTTGGCTACGAACTCAGCCAAACGCAATGGCTTTAATCATGCGTCTTGTATTGGCTCGAAAGAGAGGCCGAGCATGAACAAGGCACTATCACGAGAAATCGACATCGCTATGTCTCATCGTCTGGCTGAAGTCAGAGCAAAGAGACATGAGGAAGAAGAAAGAGCATTACGCAGACGAAGAAGGTTCATAGCCGTAGAACTCATGGGGTTTGGAGCATTCTGTTTCCTTATCCTAGTGATCCTTGTCTGGGAAATCTGGTTGCCTCCAATCATGTTGGCAATGTTAGGAGGGTAAATGACAGACAGAATTGCAATAGCAAAGAACGTAGCCAATCGAGAAGGCTTACGAATAACCCAAGTTGACCACGAAACACAACCACTATTCACAATGACATACACTTGTATGCCGATTTGGGTTGGGTCTGTGGTCGATAACGCAACCATAGACGAGGTCGAAACTGTCCTCGCTAGAATAACGAAGGAATAAGCCGTCAAATTTTCACCCACCAAAGCCCTCAGTTGTGACGACTGAGGGTTTTTTAATGCCTAAAATAAGGAGAGTAATATGACAAACCCACAAGAAATCAACCTCGACAACGACATACCTGCAATCGAAGAAGATTGGGATAACGCAGACGATATTGTCTGCCCAAACAAGAACGAGATGGCAGACGTAGTGATGAGCCTTCTCGTATTCCCTACTGGGTTCAAGAAGAAGCCAATAAGGAGTGAGTGATATGGAATACTTTCGTATGTGGTTTCAAGATTACGATGGTGGATATGGGAAAGCCATACATGGTCGCAGAGAATTAAGAGACTTTGCAAAGCAATATGACTTCAATGCTGACGAGGTAATCAAAGAGGGCGAAATTAAATTCCTTGACGAAGATGGTTTCGTTTGCGGAGGTGTATTCCGTCATACAAGTAAGGATAAGTGGTGATGGCTAACCCTTATCGCAAAGTAAAGCCAAAGGAAGTGAAGGACATTAGCGAAAAGGCCATCAAGGTTATCTGCTTCGATGGTTCTTCAGCCGTACTTCCTAAGTCTTGCGTAAGACACAACTACATAACTGATGTGATCCACGTTCCGACGTGGCTCGCAAACAAAAACGAACTTCAATACCAGAACAAGGTAGTGTGGCTCTAAACACACCTTATAATCAACCTATTTGACAATCTGTATAGACTGATATACAAGCTATCTGTTATCAGGTTGTCACCTTTTAACAATAAAGAGGGAAAACGAATGAAATTAACACGAGAATTAAACGACATTTTACTACTACCAACGGGCGACCAACGTGGTCATCTGAGGGGGTTTGTGAAGGGTTGGTGCAAGCACAACAAGAGTGACATCAAGGCAAAATATGGAAGCAACTATTCAGATTGGTATAGTGGATTACCCAAGAATGAATTGCTTTTGTTAGCTGACCTGATTGCGTATTACGAGAATGCCTATGGTGATGCTCTCGATCTCAAACTTGATGAAGTGGTGAAGATATTTGCTTTCGACAAACGCAACTTTGAAACCTTGAGGGACACTTACCTCAACGGCAAATACATTGCCTATCCTATGACACATCATGGTGGTGTCGAAGAGGCAGACGACAACGACAAGCCGTTGCTAGAGGGAGTGACTGCTCCAGATCTCTTCCGAATGTTCGTTGATATTGCCAATGAAACTGGGTGCAAAGACAACACCATGATTACTACTGCCGTATGGCAAGCATGTCGAATACACTCTAGCTTCGAGCCTACATTCAAATCAGCCAGAGAGACATGGATGGATCATAAAATATATGATGAGGAGATTAATGACTGGAGTGGTGATGCCTTTGACAAGTTGCGTGACTGCCACAATGCCAGTTGTGCATACATTACTGGAGAGAATAAACCTGCCGACAGTGATGCAATAGAAGTACCATGTGGAGAGAAAGCCAAGGTCATCAACACGATCATGTCTTCGTATGGTCTGCCAGACATTGAGAAGATGGTATCAAAACTAAATTCGTCTGGCTCTAAGATCAAGGAGTTGGAGAAGAGGCTCAAGGACTCTGCCTTAACCTCACACGCAGAGCCTATCAAGGCAGAGATGTCTCAAGGTTCAGAACAAGTGAATGGAAAGACAGTCAAGAAGAGGGCATGTGATGTGTTCAATATGCCTGAGAAAGATTTCAACTTTAACATAGAGTGTTGGGAATGGGATGCACCTAATCGTAATGTCCCTGAGATAGACCCTGACTACATCTTTAGACCAGAGGAATTGAGAGCGTTCTTGTTTGCAGTGCAGACGAACCAGAGGGCTATGTTCTGGGGTGACACTGGCACGGGTAAGACAACACTGATCGAGCAAGGTTGTGCGAGAATGAACTATATGTTCTCACGGATTAACTTTGAGGGTGAGATCGGTAGGTTTGACCTGATAGGTAGGGACACTCTCATATCTGATGGGGAGAACACTGTCTCCAAGTTCATTGATGGTGCATTGCCTCAAGCAATGGCATTACCTATGGTTCTTTGTTGTGATGAGATAGACTTTGTCACTCCAAGTGTGGCTTATGTAATGCAAGCTCCACTAGAGGGTAAGCCTCTCGTGATTACCGAAGACGGCAATCGAATAGTGAAACCACACCCAATGTTTAGGATCTTTGGCACTGGAAATACACAAGGCCAAGGAGATGAGAAGTCTATGTATGCTGGTGCTAGACCACAGAGCATGGCCTTTCTCAATCGTTTCACTGTCTGGAAGAAAGTCGATTACCTAAGTGCAGACCAGAGGAAGGTATTGCTCAAGAAGAAATGCCCTACCCTAAACAACAAGTACGTCTCCATGATAACACAGTATGTGACAGAGCATCTGAAAGCATTCGAGCAAGGCAATGTTCTTCAGCCTATCACACCAAGAGATATGCTTTCATTAGGTAAAGCGATAGCAACATTCACAATCATGGACTCAAGTGAAGAGAACGCAGTTACCAACGCATTCAAATCAAGTGTGCTTGATAGGGCAACTACCCAAGATTTCGCAGTACTTAATGGCATAGTAGCCAGAGTGAGGAGTTAATATGACACTGCCAAACATTAAACTAACCAAGACGATGGTAGATAAGTACATCATTGATGCAAAGGTTGATGTACTGAAACTATTCGGAGTGCTTGTGTTTCCAGTAATCAAATCGGTTGCTGTCTTCGATCCATATACAAAGACGGGGACAACAACCATCAGGTTCTACAAGACAAGGCGTGGTGACAAACGCATGAGCATCAAGAACCTCAAAAAGTACGCCAATGTAGGAGACTACATCACGTTCAGCGATATAGCAGGTACGGCTCACATCAAAGCTATGACTGTAACAACAGACGGAGTCATATTTGTTAGGAAGGTGGCATGACTGAGTTGCAGATGGAAACCATACTAAACGAAGTGTTCAAGAAATTCATACAACAAATTCAAAGAGAGGAAAATGAATGAGTGATTCAGATAAAGCAGTAGCATCAACGATGCTCAACAACATGGGTATCAAGACAGAGACAGATACCCAAACAGAGATGCCTTTAACTCAGCCGTCTCGTAAGTCTGGCATTAGTTCGGGCAGAGAAAGAACAAAGACAAAGCCTTACAAGCCAACAGTTCCGAGAAAGTTTGATCGGAAGATCACAACGTCTGATGAGTATGCTCAGATGTACCCACATATAATGACACCTCATGTAGCACAGAAACCAAAGATGGTAGCAGTACTGAGAGATGTAATGAGTAAAGTAAAGATCAGAGATGATGATGCGATCATAGATCCAGAAGATTATGAGTTGATGGTCAGGCTTACGACCACCTATTTCAACGACATTCTGGAGGGTGCAGGTTTCATATTCAAAGGAAAGCACGAGCAACTAAGGAAAGATTTCGGCTGGTTTCTCAAGAACATATTGGAAGATGAATATGTGTTCAGAGTAGGTGAAAATCACAAGCATTACAAGGTAGTGATGAAGGGAGATGATCTAATTATCTCGAATGATGTTAAAGGAAAAGATGGGATTACCTACAAAAAGATTTCGTAATAGGGAGAATAGATATGAACATAATGGATAAAGTAAAAGACTGGCTTCAAGAAGTAGTCCATGACAACCGAGAGATTGTTAATGCTAAAGAGAACAACGAAGAGGAAATAAACTCAGATGGAACTGATGATATTTTGGTTGGTTGGAGTGAGTGTTCCGAAAGTCTGTTAAAAAAAATTAGTGAATGGGAGAATGAGGAATGAAATCAGAATTATTTATGCACGAGATGACGGAAACGTCAGCAGTATTTGGAAGGAAAGCCAAGACGAGAGTTACCTTTGGGGGTAATGGTGCGTACACAGATGGTACACACATTAACTTACCTGCAATGGCACAAGGGAAAGAGATAGATGATGTGTCTATTGATGTGATGCGTGGTTACACAGACCATGAAGCAGGTCACATAAGGCACACAAACTTTGAGGAAGTAAAGACATTCATAGAGGGTGAATGCACTAACCCAGACGGATCAATCAACAATTTACTAAAGTCATTAGGTAATGCCGTTGAGGATGTCTGGCTTGAGCGAAAAGTTTTGAAGGAATACCCAGGTGCATGGAAGAACTTGTCTGCCGTTGCGTCTGCCGTCAATGGTGAGTTCAAGGATATGAAAGACGCAGACAAGATAGCCAAAGATTGGATGGCGGTACTGCCAGTGGCACTGACATGGGAAGGCCGTAAGGATTACAAGGAAATAAAGAACAATGACGACTGCCTTAACATGCTTGACGATGACCTTCGAGAGAAACTTAAAGACTGGGTCAAGGATATCAATGGGTGCAAGAGTACTAAGGATAACCACAAGTTAGCCAAGAAGATACATGACGAGGTAATGGCTGAAGCTGAGAAGAGAAAACCACCAGAGCCTTGGGGTGGCATTGGTGATGGTGAAGGAGGAGGAACACCAGATCAAGATCCACCTCATGGATATGAAACAGACAAGGGAGATGGCGATGAAAAAGTCAACGAAGATGAAAAAGATGATGCAAAGTCCGAACCAATGGAGGGAGAGGAAAGTAAAGAGGACGAAGGAGGCGATGGAAAAGGTAAGGGCTCTCCAGACGGAGAGGAAGATGATGATAAAGAAGATCAACCAGACGGAGGGTCTGGAGCAGATGATGTTGGAGATAAAGAAGACGGAGATAAACCAGAAGATAAAGGAGATGAAGATACCGATACAGTAGGAGCTACGGGATCTTGGGGAGAGCATGAGATACAGACGGGAGATCTTTCGAATGCAGTGGATGCTATCATATCAAAGAGTGAGAGCCTCAAGGGAGATGGCAGTGACTACAAAGTAATGACCACCAAAGAAGATCTGGTGATAACTAGGCATCACCCCAAGAGGAAACTTATGATGCCTGATGACGAGCAACTTGGTCGTGATTTGTACGATCAAAAGTTAAGGCACATGACTGGAGCACCTAATGTCATAAGGCGAAAGCTAGAGAGAGCCTTGTCTGCCAAGATGAACAGAGGATGGGAAGGTGGAAGAGAGCAGGGGAAGT